GGTTTTCTATTCGGGATTCCTTTCTTCCGTCCTCTCGTCTCAACCTCTTTCCGGGGAACCTTCTTGCCTTTTTGAATCACTTCTTCAACATCCACCACCTCGCCAGCAAACCGGTACACCATCCGCAACAACTCGTTCTCATCGATCAATCCCCGGTCATACAAATTCACCAGGGCAGAGGTCATCGTAGAAGTTGCGATCGCCAGCGCAGCATTATCCCTAGAACTCAAATCCGCTCCCTGTACCTCAATTCCTGCTTCAGCATCCAGCCCGCGCTCATACCTTGCCCGTCGTTGCAGAGCAATCCTTCCCAAAAGCCTGATAATCTCAATAAAGAATTCCTGCCGCTGTTCAAAATGTCGGAAGGTAGGTCCGCCAGCAGACTCCGCTGTCGTCCTGGTCGAGCTCTCCGGCTCCGCGAGGAAATGCAGCGGAATTCCCGCTCCGGCAGCAATCATCTTTTTAATCGCCAGCCCATCCTTACTCGCGTCATTCGCCTCCAGTTGCGGGTGAATAACTTCCCATTTCTCACTCTCATCCACCACCAGAATCGACCCCGGCACCGGAGGATTGGCATTCAAGGTAGCCTGTCGCGTCGCCCGTTCAGCTTCACTCACAAACCTGGATTTCACAGTGAAGTAAAACGCATTCCGGTAGCGATTTAAGCGTGCCCGATCCTCCAACCAGCTCGAATATCTGGTTAACCACCGCAGCATTGGAGCCAGATCCGATTCCCCATGCACAGCCCCCACAGGACGGTTGATCGCGAAATGCACCATCACGGTCTGCAACCGTCCATCCTTATCCGCTTCCTCCGCGCCACTGTTGTACGCATCCCAAACCCGTTCCTCAACCGTGTCCTCTCCCAGCCCCATCTTTGCCTTCTGGATAAACCCCTTCTCCTGTTGCAGATCATCCTTCGCCGTTTGAATCTCCTTGATCTCAATCGCCGGAATCGCCCGCACAAATGTCATCCCGGCCGCATCCGTGGAAAGCAGAAAGAACAGTTCCCCACTCCGAGTCAATTCATCGCACCACTCATATATCCGCAACGGCATCTGGTTCAGCTCATGCAGCCACCATTTTTTCAAGAACTTGCTCACCTGCTCATTCGAAGAAGAGATTGTGATCCCGCCACCCACCACATATTGACTGGTCAGTTCCACAATCCGCCTCGCCAGTGGATTCAATCGCCAGGCTTCCAGCGCTTGCAGGATCACCGTCTCCCGGTCATAATCCGATCGATCTCTCTCATTGACCGCTGCCCCGACCTCCGGCTCAATATAGACCGTCTCCAATCGCAGGTGCCTGATCAACCAGCGTCGCCCTCTATCGAACATCGTCATCCTCGCCATCTAAAATCCTTCCTTATCCATCTCCCGAATCGGATCAACACCTTTGACCACCAACGCTTCACCACCTACACTCCACACTTCACTATCCAGCACCGCGCATAGCGCAGCAGACAATATCAGGTCGTCATGCACATACTCCCCAACCGCATTTCGCATCCCATCCGGCACACACCACTTCATTTTTCGATCAATCCCAGGCGTGATAGTGTATTGGCAGGCGTTCAGTTGACTCCAGAACAAAGCTTGTTCAGCATCACCCGGAATATATTCTTTGTATCTGCCAGAATCGATTACAGCCAGGAAATCCCAGCCCAATTGGGACTTGGTCGCCACATTAAACCGGAATTGGATCACCAATCCTGGCAGTACCCGTTCCAGAAACGAAGATAGACCGGCTCCCACGCCGGTTGCATCCACCACCAGCCTTTTGACCTCCCACAACCGCGCCAGCGCCAATAGCTCCCCATATAATTTTGTATGTTGTGTACCAACCCACAATCTCCGGAACATAACCTTGTAAGTCGGAGCTTTGATCAGCTCATCCTGCATGCTCGAAAGATCAACCTCGACAATTGTCATTGCCGTCGCATCCCGTTTGGAATTTATCAAATCATCCTGTACGGGCTGGGCTTGTCCCTGCCCTTCGACTTCGCCTGCAATGTCTATTAACATGGCATAAATTTTCCCGGCATCTGGTTGGACCTGTTTCTCATGCTTGCCCACCATCATCGCTTTCCGGCTCTCAGGGAACAAACCTCCCTCGCCGTCGATCTCTTCACTGAAAAATTGGGTCCGAATCATGGGATGATTCCTGCCCAGCTTTGCCACCTGCTCAGCAACAAAGACACCATAAGCCGGCACTTCTTTCGCCACATCAGCAGCCGTCATCACAAACACCCGACGTTGACCGTCCCGTTTTTCCGCTTCTTTCGCAGCTCGTAATTCTCTGGCAAGCAGAGTATCCGAAGTCCAGGCAGTCCCCCAAAAAACCCTGGTCGCATTTGTACTCGCTGCCATGGGAGCGATGTCCTTGTCGAACTTGCTCACCAGCACATCTTGCGCCTCATCCACCTCCAGCAAGTGACCGGCAGTAGCCCCGACGATATTCGCTTCCGGGGAACCAGAAAAGAAGAAGATCCTTGCTTTCCCAATTTTGTAGATATACCCGCTTTCTTTTTTCCACATGGATTGGACCAGGATGTTGTTTTCGAGCACCCGCTGCAGCCGGCGCATGGCGTTCAGGCTTTGCGGTTTCCAGGTAGGGGAGACTTTCACGATCTCGCATTCGATTTGGGAAAGCAGGGTCAGCAGATAGGTCTCGATCTGTGCTTGCAGTTCATTCTTGCCGGATTGTCGGGGGAACATCACCACAAAAGATTTTCCCTCCCGAAAGATCACTGACTCCGCAACCGATCGAGCCACGAACACCTGATATTCACGCAGCTTCAATCCGGATGTATGCTCAACAAATAAACACACATCCTTCAACACCGCCTTGATCTGTTCTACCAGGATCGACAAATCAACCACCAAAAAAGACTTTGCGAAGTGCAACGCAGCACCCCGCGACGCGTTAGCGGAGCAGGGGGAATCAAAGCAACAATCGAAAACAATCCTGCAAAAAAATTCTTCGGGTCTTCCATCTCAACCTCCAAAAAACGACTTTATGAGTGCAATGATGGAAAGTAAACCAGACCCGCCATTTGCCAATCCGGAGTACATCTTAAATTGAGTCACCCCTTCCGTCGCCGTTCGGATCCGTGTCTCATGATCCTCCTTAGCCCTCCTCAAGTCTCCAACCTCAAATCTCAAAGCTATTAACCGCTCTTCACTGATCTCATTCTGGTGATTGATCAAAGCTTCGATCTTTTGAAAACGCGACTCGATATTGTCCTTCAACCTCCCCAGCTGCTCTGAAATCACCGCCGCCTGATCCTCTCCCATGGAAAACCCTCCGTGAACCAAACCCCAACTCATAAATCGCCACCCCAAGCGCGACCTGAATCTCTGAATCCGAATACTGCTTAATATCCATTGACATAAGTAATGCCCTTCTTAAATATTTAAATAAACTTTGCGTCTTTTATTTTTAAAACTTTGCGTTTTTGCGTCCCTGTCATTTACAACCGAACTCATTGGTTACCTCCGCCAAGGCTTTACTCAGCGCATTCAACGCATCACTATCACTCGCCCCCAACAATTTCTGAGTTCGCAACATCCCGGCAAGCCTGGTGGACGCAGCTCCCAACGCGCTCAGCGTACCAGTCCACCCTTCCAGATCCCCCGCATTATCATTCGCGAAATCGAACACCCGCCGGATCATCACCCGCATCAAAGCAATCTCATCCCCCAACCCCTCACGCAGCGCCGTCTCCAAATCCTGTGCTTCCAGATCCCTGAACTTCCGGGAATAAAACCCATGCTTCACCGCATTCGAATTACCAGGTTGCCCACCACGTGTCCGTGCCATATTCTGTCCTTTGTATTTTTTTATTGTTATTTCTATTTTAATTTTTTGCTATCAGTCATGAGCCATGAGCCTTCAGCTAGATATTTTTTTCTTTCAGCTTCCGAAGGACTCCGAAATGTTCTTTTTCGGAGATGAGCTTTCAGCCATGAGCCATCAGCTTTTTTCTGTCCACTTTCAGCTTTTAGCTTTCAGCTTTCAGCATTTTACTTTGATCATTTTTGCCGTCAGCCGTCAGCTGTGAGTGTTTAGGTTTTTTTCGCCTTTCGCCTTCAGCCTGTAGCCTAATTCATATACTCACCCCCAGTATAGGGGCTATAGAATCATTATATCCAATTGTCCAAATTTTCCAACCCCCAAAATACTAAATTTGTTCTATATTCACCCCTGAATTTCCCTTGCAATCTCCCTAAACAATGCTAAAATTAATCTTCTGTGTTGTCCTCTAAAACACCACAGGGATTGCCGGTGCGCCCCCCTCGCATCGGCATTTGTTTTTAGATAGGAGAAATTATTTCCTTTCTTTTACATCCAAATTAATTTCTCTCTCCATCCACATTTATTTATCTACCGTTAGTCCCCAACTTTGAGTCATTTCCAACTTCTCATCGTCAATTGGTTTGGTCCTTATCGAAATAATAATGCTTTTCCAAAAAAATCCTTATACTATTACTCGATAAAATCATTTGCATTGAGATTCTCTTAAATTTGCGATGGACACAATTAAGATAAATGTACTTAAAATTATTCTTACAAAAAAAAATCTCTATTATAAAAACTTATTGTTCTAAATAATATTCATTAAGCATAATTCTTAAATTTAGTTTTTTAAAATTTTTTTATAAATAATTGGTGTACAGATAAATAATATAAATTACTATTGAAAATTATTTTGAATTTTTTTTTATTTATGAAATAATAAATCAACAACTTTATTGTGAACTTCTTTAACGGTAAAAATATCCCTTATTGCTATAATTATTGATTATTAAGAAATCAAAAGAATTTTACTTTGGCTATTTTTATTAATTACTCACGGAATAAATCGGAGTAAAATGAGATCACAAAATTTTAAGAACTGTTTAATTTCTTCTTATAAAGAAAAATTTAATGCCGATCCTTATAACCATATAAATAATTGGGCTGAATTAAATAATGACTTATTGAGAATAATCCGTTTATCGATTGTGAGTTATTTGAAAA